CGATACAGAGTATTCCAAGCAAACATCTGCTTTCTGTAATCACTACTTGCTTGCTTCCGACAGTATTGTGTCCACAAGTTCATAACACCCTCCTTTTTAAAGTTAGGTGCGTTCCTTCGGTAACCATTACCTACTTCCGTCTCTTTCGAGATGAACGATGATAATGCGTTCCTTCGACTGAGTAGTCTACTTCCGCCCAAAAGGGTGAACGATATACTTATTTAGTTAATTTACTCAAGAATGTAGATGTTTTCATACCGATAATGTTTTCTGACTGCATTGGTTTTGTAGCAACATCATCTGGTATTACGAAAACGAACTTTACATGCTCATGCCGATTGACAAACCAATCGCAATACCTGACACGAAAATAGTTATCGGAGGTGTTAGACTGAGTATGAGGTTCGTAATTTTTAGATCCCGCAAAAACGTTTTCAATTGATTTATCTCCTTCTAATATAAAGTCAAACCCTAAACAGTAGAGTATGTTATGTCCTCTACGAATTGCTTCGAGCATAGCATTCATGCCTGCGTTAGAACGACGTCGTTGCGGTGAGTATTCAGCAGACTCCCATCGCTCGTCTTCAGGTGGGATAATCATTTGCCCACGAGATAAAATGTGTGGTTCATAAGTTGCAATTGAACTCAACTCTTTTATCATTCGATCATCTATTGCTACTAGATAATTGAATTCTTCAAACTCTCGGTACAAAGCATTGCATCCAAAGATAGTACCTTTACCAACAAGGGATGATAGATCTACCGCTTGTCGAGACTTACCGTTTCCGACTATGAATGCTATCTTGTTGTCGCTCATTTTCTACTTCATCCCAATCTTCTACATCAATTAAACTTCTCAAATGACTTTTTATATTGTGTCTACTTTCTTTCTTAATCTTCTTTTTTGGAAAGTCAGTTTCTTCAATATACTCTTTGAATCGTTTACGACTTTTACCCACAACAAACTCCTATCTTTCTTTCACCAATCAGTTGACAACTTTGGAAATGTTTCTGATACTAGTTTCCTTGTTAGTCCCTTAAATGGCAACTTACCTTCTTTCATTCCTATCAAAACCTTAGCATCTCCTGGATCAATGCTTTCTAACAACTCTATAAACAATTGCTCACGTCTAGTTTGTTTTAGATTTCTTGAGGTTTCGCTTGCACCCTCTATAAACAAATGTAAACGACGCAACTCTGATTCTAGTCTACCTTGCATATCAGTACTAGAATCCAGTGGTTTGTATGGTGGATCACCTTCAGGCAACAACCACTTGACGTTTGGATTATACGTCAACCCAAGAATCTGCTTTAGTGGCGCACCACTATATTTGCGCAAGATCTCTTGTTTTTCTGCTTTTGTTTTTGCTTTTTCTACTTGTTCAAATATTTCATAGAATGATAGTTTCATTAAAATTCTCCAATTACATCCATTAAGTTTTTCAGTCTGTTTTTAATAAAATAGTTTAGTAGACCGCTGCGTTTCGCAGGTTTGTAGTTTTCGTATTGTTCCAATATCTTCTCAGATACCTCATCAGGCACTTGCTCTAAGTCAACCAATGCTTCGTTCCTTCGATAGTTTTTGAGCATTTGATCATCACAAAACTTTTCAGGTTCTAAGTCTATCCATGAATCCAGTTTCTTAGATGCCAAAGGTTTCTGTCGTTTCTTGCTGATGATAGTGCTGTCTTCAGATAGGAAGTTAGGAATGCCATCACCCCTATCACCCTTCATGATATGCTCACGAAGAAATCGATGTGGATCTTGTATTCGTATCCACTTCTTCAACACTGGACTGTATTGATCAACATTCAAATACTTTTGCAGTTGACCAAAGTCTTTATCACCAGAAAGTATCAAAACCTTTTCCGTGCTTTTATTATTTAGATACACACCAAACTTCTTTGTGAGCACACCAATAATATCATCTGCTTCAGCACGTTCTATTTGAATTACTTTGTAAGGAAAATATTGTTTAAGTTCGTCACGTATTTTATTCAAACATTCAAATATCTTATTCCAGTCGTGAGTAGACTTAGATCGATCCTCTTTACGGTGTGCCTTGTAGTAAGGAAAGATATCCTTGCGCCAGTAGTTCTTATCGTCGCAAGCAATGATCAACTCTCCATACTCTGCAGAAAACTTCTGCCGATACATTCTTATTGAGTTAAGGATCATGTGTCTTACCAAGTCCTCGTTTACATCTGGTTCCCGATTCAGAGATACCATCAGATTACTAATCATAACCTGATTCAAGTCTAATATGAGCATTCTTTTTCCAATAATTTATTTGATACTCTCTATTCTACTCGTTTTTATCTAAAAGGTCAAGTTTTTTCAAAAATAACTCATCCCACCTTAGATTCCAACTGTTTCTTTCAGCGTCCCACTCTACTGCAACCGACTTTTCTACGATTTCTTGGAATGGGTGATTGATCTTGAAGTGAGACAGTACCAATGATCGAAGTGCTTCAGCAACGTAGTAAAAGTTCTTAGAGAAGTTCTCATCTCGCTGTTCTAATCCATACTGCTCTAACATTAATGTGACATTTGCCAATAATGTGTTCAGCAAATCATTAATCTTTTGGATTTCTAAATCAATATCATCTAACTCTTTTGCTAATCTTTTATCTTTAAGATTTACAATTTTACTTTGTTCGTTTCGCACGCTCTTCCTTATCCATCTCATGAGTCCACTCACCACCTAGATCATCGTAGTATGTATTAACATTTCTTTTTGGCGTGCCATCATCTTCATACCCATTTTTGACGCAAATATTTTTCATCAATTGATCTTCGTATTCGCCATAGAACATATTAGACCAATCACCAGTTTTGAGGTATGATTCCATATTGCGAATATATCCTTGTATTTCACAAACCTTCGATATTGCTTTCGGAACGTTTCTTTTTTCCTCTTGTTTAGCAACTGCCAGTAATTCTCGTTGAGTTTTGATCCACTGCTTCACATTCTTCATATTAAGTGGATCTTCGTCGCCCCTATCTAATACTGATTGGTGAATAGACTTGTACTCAGGTGGATTGTTTTTCGCTCGCTCTTCCCTTGCCTTCGCTAGTCGTGCAACTGCTGCTTCCTTTTGCTCAGGACTCATAGGTTTTCGTGCGCGTCTTATCTTTTTTCGTTCCGCCATAGCATCTCTCCAATATTATTGAAACTATATTATGCCTGATATTTAATCAGAAGTCAAGTTTTGAAGTAGATTAGTCCACTCTGATGCACGCAGATCCCAATTGTAGAAGTTGTCAGTCCAGTTCTTAGCGAATGCTCGTTTCTTTTGCGAATCTTCATTCCAATAATTTTTAATCGCTCCAAATAATTGATTGGCGAACACATTAGCATGAGTGTTTGGATCTTCGCTGAATTGATACATCGTTGCCCAATTACCAGTTGTCTCAGGCAGTGCAGCAAGATTAGAACATACTACCTCACAACCAGCACTCATTGCTTCAATAGCAGAAATACAAGAAGTCTCTGACCATGTACTCGGATAACCAAAGATGTTTGCTTTCTTCAATGCTTCACGCACTACGTCGTTTGGTTTGTATCCATGATAAGTCATCTGAGGATGATCTTTAATCATCTGAAATAGATTTTCGTATGGTTTATCACGTTCTTTCCAACCGTATGCTTCGAACGAAGAATAAACATCTAGATGAATTTTTTCTTTCATCTGTTTTGATATTTCATCTACTGCTGCATACAGTAAATTTAAACCACGATGCGGTGTAGTGTGATAGATGATACGAATAGGATCGCTGTCTGTACCCTTATCTTCTTTAGATATTGTTATGGGTTCAATTGCGTTTCTTAATACTGTAGAATGGTGGTATGGAACTCCTAGACCCATGTTGTACGTTGCTAACTGATAGTTGGATACGAATACCAACTTAGCAAATCGTTCACGTGCTTCCTCGTCTTTTAGATGTTGAGACTCAGGATCATCCCAAGTATCATGCAACCAAAGAATGTTTTTCTTATTAGGATCAGTCCAACGCACACGAGACTTAATAATATAAAACTTTTCTAACAAGTCCTTATCAACACGATCGTACAGTGCCTTGTTCATTAGTTCTGTTCCACCCATAGCACCAGTATAAGTGCCATCTTTGGATGGACCAAGTTCTACTTTTTCTGTATCATCTATTATATTCAAACTCATTATCACACCACATTTGTTATTGAATCCATTCTAAACGAACGCCACGCATTCTTTTCAGTATCCCAAACTACAACAACACCAACATTTTCTTTCTTTGAAGACTCGACTGAAGGGATGACGTCCTCTTTCAACGTACATTTCATAACACGCTCAGTGCCATCTTTTTTGGTGAAAGTTACTGATACATCACCTTGTTTAAGTTTTGTTATTAGTTCCACTCTGTCCATTATATAGGTTCCTTTTCACATTCGCTTGTTTACAACTACTCCATCCGCAGTTGACGTTTATTTTATTGCCACAGATAACACACTTCTCACCAAAGATACGACTCCATCCTTCATTGTATTTGACAGCATCGTATTTTCTGATTCCATCCCCTTTACCGCCATGCCATTGTTTGCTCATCACCACGCTCCTAATGCTACTCCAAACCCATATATATTCATCAAAGAAAAGTATGCAACAAGAAACATAGGGAAGGCGAGGGATCTTCTAAAATAAGCATACGCACCAGTTACAGATCCGATAAAGAACAGAGGGTAAATGTATTCCATCTGAGGATTATCGGCAGTGGTTGCTAACATAAAACTGGCAGTAACAGTAAAAACAAAACTGATTATCTCAAAGAGAAATGCAATTTTGTCTGAGTGATAACTCTTTAGAATAAAGTTCACTATCTACCTTGCCCACGATACTTCTTAAAACTGCGTTTGTAGTGCTTATTCATTGTAGCAGTTTTTGGTCTTGCCCCACCGATAGAAGTGCGCTTTCCTGTTGTGTTCTTTCTCCACGCATCTTCTATATTCATTTTCATTCTTGCCATTACTTCTCCTTATCTAACACTAATATCTACAGGTGCTTGCGAACCCATAACTGGACGATACTTCATAAACTTAGTGAAGTACATTCCGTTGTACTCATAAGTCACGTGGTATCCTGAAACCTCTTGAACGTTGGTGACAACTTGCTGACACTCAGTTCTTGTTTGATACCCAACTACTTGATTGTGTCTATTAGATTGCGAGTCACCAACTTGCGCTCCAATAACAGCACCTGCAGCAGTTGCCCAGTCCTTACCTGAACCACTGCCAACTTGACTGCCGACAACACCACCAACAATCGCACCAACTAATCCACGAGTAGAACCAAAGGTACTGTCAACAACACCACCGATTGCTCCGCCATTAGATCTTGCGCTTCCGTAAACAGGAACCTGTACATTAGTACAAGACTGCGAAGGGATGCTTCGTGTTCCCATAACCTCTTGCGTACCAACTACTGTAGCATATTCAGTAGCAGAAACAGTTCCTGCAATAACTAATAAACCAACTGTAAGTATTTTTTTCATATCAATATTCCTCATCATAATTATAACCAAAATCATTTTGTTGCATAGATTCAAACTCATTTACAACCCACATTGTAGGACATCCAACTTCTTTAGCGATTTTAGAAAAGTCAGGTCGAGCACCACACTCTTCTAGTCTTTCTTGTACATCTGTTATAATTTCTTTGATCTTAGACATTAGGCAAGCACCTCAAATCCGTATGGTGCAACTTCAAACCGTTGACCATCCATAATCATAGTATCGCCAGTCATAGTAGAACGATGTCCGATTTCTACACCACCATCAAAGTCATTACACACTAGAAGCTTGACATCTTCTCGGTACATTGAACCTTGAGTAACTTCAATACTCCAACTTCCGTCGATATTTTGTGTAGACATGTAAGCATAGTCAAGTGCAGAAGAACCAGTTTTTTTGCCAGCATCAACAATAGCGATAGCAACATCATCATGAAATACAGTAACAAATGCCATATTATTTCTCCTCCAATTTTTTAGCAATAGAACCATCAGCGATAGTCCAACCCATAAGAGTGAAACCTAATAACACAAACATAAAAGCATGAAGAGTTGGCGTAGTATCAACAACAGAACCTGCGCCACCTAAAACTAAAATCAAACCAACTATTAAACGAATCATATTTACTCCCTCATTTATCAAATCAATACATAGATTATACTCCAGCGATGAAGGAAAGTAAAGCTTTTGGGCAAACTAAATGCTCAATAAAATCAATGACTTATAAACTATTTTCAATTTGCATTTATAATCAATGACTTATAACTTGTTGTTTTCAAAGAGTTTTTGAAAATAGTTTACTGAATGTATGGAAAATCTTCTTTTTGGTGTGCACATCCTTGAAATACTGCTAAAAAACCAACAATTGCTATTGCTGTTAGAAATTTACGCATTTGTTATCCTTTCTTAGTCTTAAATGTTGCTTCGTTTATAAACCAATCATACCAATTACTGTATAATCGGACTCTCTCTTGATTATCATCGTTCGCAACTTGTTCCCAAGTTTTTGATAAATTGTTTATGTCGCCATGTATAGTTACTGCTTCATAATCACAACGACCAAAGGTGACAACAGGTTTACCGTGCAACATTGATTCTTGACCTGTTCCTGAGTTCACCACATATACAGCAAGCGACTTTTTGATTCCTTCGTTGATATCAACATCAGTCACATACTGCACATTTTTATATTGCTTAATAATTTCTACTAATGGTTCCATTGAACCAATGTTTACTGGATGTCCTTTGAATATTACTTTCTTGCCACCATTATCTGCCCACTCACACATTGCCTTGACTACTTCAGGCACAGTCACATCACTATGATACTTAATGGTCTCATCGTGCGGTAGTTGTAGTGGCATGAATACATATTCTTCTTTTGGTTCCCACTCAGCTTCTGGTTGTAGATGCTTAAACTTCGTATTACCTTTTTCTATATATTCTTTCATAGATTCGTAAGCACCGCCATCTCTTTCTACTGTAATATCAAACCACTCTTTATATGCTGATCCACCACCCCAACCTTTTTTGTCAATTGTAAATAACCATGGGAACACTGTTTGCATGTAATATCTGCAGTTATCACCACCACCCCATATAGATTTTTCAGAGTGAGGAACATATATCATACTTTGTTCTTCATCAAACCATTCGCAAATAGTATTATTGAAAAACCAACGAGGTGCTTGAATAATAAGCGGAGTTGTATGCATATGTTCAGTACGAATTGCTGAAAGTGCATCGATAAAATTGCCCCAATGTATTCTTATTGGTTCGATATCTAATTTCGCCCAGTCTACACCAGAGCGTTTGAACATAAGATCTAAACGTGGAGCAAGTATGATAGTGTCCTTGCCTTGTGTGTATTCTTTTGCCTTGTCCCATTTATTCTTTTCAGAGACATACGTTTCATTGTCATACTTGCGTGGACCTTTACCTGTCCAAATAGCAGTTCCCTGTTTGAACTCCCAGTCCATAAACTCACCGTCAAACTTCTCAACATAATTTTCAGGAACTTGTTCCATCACAGCGTTAAGTGCTATCTGATCATTGAACCACTGAAGTGGCAATCCTTTTAGAGTTTGAGCAACTGCCTCACAAACCTTTTCTGCTTCTTTGTCAAAGTAAACCGCACCTGCTGCAACTGCAGTTCCTGCCTTCTCCCAACCAACAGTTCCTGGTAATGGCTCACGTGGGAAATATCCAATAGGTTTATTTGGAAACTGAAATTTCTTCATAACTAAACAATCTATGTCTAGTATCAACATCTTTTCTGCAAACTTCAGTAGATACGGTGCAATCTCAAAACGTGTGCATGCATAGTATGCTCTTAGTTCTTCTGATTTTAAATTGTCTAAAGAAACATCATGAAATGTAAATGTTGTATGTGTTTTAGAGGTAGAATTTAAAATTGCAGCATAAGATAAAACTTCATCTGTGGGATTAACCACATGCATGTGCACATTAAATTCGTTATTAGATGCTGAATAAAGAAATGGACCAGCGTGATCCATAAAGTATTTTGAATCGCATGCAGCAAATACTACAGGCGATGTTGGTAGTTCACCATATATCATATTATTGTCCTTGGGATCCGTCGAATCCGTTGTTTGCTTTGTAATCTTTTTGACTCTCTTTAGTATACCCTATCCAGTCTTTAGAGTCAAGGGAATAGTAATCAGTCAACTTCATACCAGAGTCGAGTGCTTCTTGATAATACTTATCAAACAACTCCTGTACGTCCGCTCTGCGATGCTCTCGGACTTCTCCATCGTACCAATGACTTCTACCTTCAGATTGTAAACGAGGTATTGCTCGCTTCAAATGCATCTGCGATGCCATATCTGTATAGTGTAGTATCTTTATGTCCTCAAGTTTATCATTCTCACCATCGAAGTTATTCCACTGACGATCAAACGATTGTTGTAGATGTGGACGTTGTTGTATTGCGCTGAATAACTGCTGATGTGCGTTAGGAACGCTCTTTATCATTTCAATGTTGGGCAATACTTGGCCAGCACGTTGACAGTTCCACTTTGCCACGCACGTTCGCCAATCACCTTTCATTTGTATTATTGCGCTATCGTTCCAACGATTATTCCACAGTTCAGCAAGATCTGCCAATACGATCATATCACTGTCCATGTAGATCGCCTGTCCTTTATAATCGCAAGCAGCAGGAATTGCCCAACGAAATCCACTGAAAGGAGTTGCCCAAGTTTCGCCTTTCCAACCTGACCAAAAACCTTCAGTTTCGTGTTTCATCCAAGTTATGTCTATTGGCATACTACTATGTTTTTTAGCAGTATATTCTAACACCATTTGTGTTTCAGCATCTTCTCCGTTAGGAGCGCACCCTACAAATAGTTTAATAGACTCCATTGAACTTTTCCTCTCCCATTTCATTGTACTCTGGCATTAACTGATCAGCAGACTTCAATCTACCTCCAAGTCCAGCACATCCCTTACAGATGCCCTCTTCTCTTTCTTTACGCCAAGTCTCGAACTTCTCACCTTCCCAAATGTCTTTGATTGAACCATCTACACCCACCTTACCAAATACAGGTTCGAGTTTGTAGTTAATGCAACAGGTAGTAAGTTCTCCACGGAAGTTTATATTGATAGTCTTGTATGGTTGTTCACATAGTTTAACACCAATATCATTACCATACTCAGGCATGATGTCAATAAAACTATGAATCTTTTTCCACTCAATCGGAACTCCATGTTTCTCAGACCATGCTTTGAAATCTTCAACTTCAGATTCATTCTTTTCGTTGAGTGTAATCTTTGCATTAAAATTTCCTGGAATATTTTTCTTAACTTTCACTTCCCAGTAATTTACGATGTTATTGAGCACACGTTCTAAGTGCGGTTTGCCATGTATGACTTTATAATTTTCTGCATCCAATGTATCAAGTGATACTTTGATCTCATTAAATGCACGCAGTAGATCTTCAGGATCGTGCTCATCCAATGCCACTGCATTAGTGTTCATCATTGTTTTAGGAAATCCCATTTTCAGTGCGTAATGACCACGACTTGCTAGATCACCCACTACAGTTGGATCACCCATTGGTCCACATACATTGAAAGTGTGTAGTGAAGGAATCTTTGAACCCTGATCAATGATTTCTTTTACCATTTCAAAAGGCATGTCATATACTTTGTTTGCCTTTTTAGTTTGTTCTTTTACTTTCTTTGGATCATTACGCCAACAAAAGAAACACGCTTCATTACATCGAACAGTCTGATCTACAATCATCATGAATGGATTGTATTTTAATTTTTGTTGCCCTACAGTATCATCTATGATCCTCAAACTCATACTTTAAATTCTCCACTTCCCATTTAAATGCTTTGCGAACAGTCTCTATATCTTTATCAGCATACAGTTCACTGTAATGTTTGTCTTTTCTTATACCCGACTTTAAATTATACTTCGAAAAGGCATCAAAGTCAAGTTTTATTCCAACCTTCTCCATAACTACAGGCAATTCTTCTTTAAAATCTTCCCATCGTATTATAATGCAGTTTACTGCATTCTTATATCTTAGTGAGTCTACTGGCAAATTACTGAAATTCTGTAAGAACTGAGAGAATGACATTTCTTTAGGAATGGTGTTTATCTTGTCTCTGAAAAAATAGTATTGACTCACGCACTTGTCCCATGGATTACGATCAAACGTAAACACACGGAATGTTTCTGCTTCTGGTTCGATCTCTTTTATTTTTTCCCACGGCATATGACCCTTTGAACTATTAGGCATATTGTACCATGGATAATTATCTACTATTGATCCTGTAGACTTATCCTTCTCAGGATCAAAGTGATTATCAATGATATACTTTTCAAACGAAGTACCACCGACCTTTCTTGTTTTGATAAAAATAAAATTATGTGTATATGATATAATCATTATGTATCCTGTATTTTGTAGCACTCATTTAGCAAGCGACCTTCAATAATATGTTGTGGTTTATTGTGCCACTTACCATTTATATTTTCATTTAGAAATAAATCTGTCTCAAGCACGTTATGTTCAAACTGCAATCTTACCTCTTCATAGTTGCAGTCACCTTCAGTTATATGAAGAGACAAGATGATTCTACGGAATTGCTGAACTCCGTAGAATTTAACCATCTCTTTTAACAACTCATTAGAACCGTAATAACTTTTCCAGTTTGATTCACTTTTTACACGACGCGATTTACCTTTAGTCTTTCTTCTGCTATAAAAGTATTTGCGTCCGATATATTTTCTTTTATCGATATTACATTCAATGACGTAGCAAAACCCAACAAAGTTTCCTATATGTTCTGTTGTAAATGGTTTGTCATTAAACATCCATGGGTTTTCATATTCTTCACTTTGTTTCGTACTCGATTTCTGGGGCATATTCTTGTTCTTCTTCTCCATCATCAATATCAGTCAAGTCAACATCCGTTCCACAAAACGGACAATATATCGGTTCTTCTACATAATGATTTATATTGTTGTCAACGTAGTTGATCTGATAATCAGCACCGCACCCATCACAAATGAGTTCGTATACGATTTCAGCCATGTTTCTTCTCTCCTTCTGTTTCTTTGTTATGCATATGCTTCATCCCAACCACCTGTCAAACCTGCTACTTCATATTCAGTAACACGATTCTCAAAGAAGTTAGTGTGATCAGCACCATTCAATACCCACTCTAACCATGGCAAAGGATTATCTTTGACACCGTAGTTTGGTTTTAATCCAAGTTGTAATAACCTTCGGTCTGTGATGTAACGAATGTAGTCTTTCACTTCTTGAGTTTCCAAACCTTCAATCTGTCCCATCTTATAAGCAAGATCAACAAACTTGTCTTCAAGTTTTACTGCTTGCCTTGCCATCTTATATATGTCTTGTTTGAACCCATCGTCCACAATACGCCCATGTTCTGCGCAAAATGATTTGAAGAGTTTAGAGTTACCCTCTACATGCATAGACTCGTCACGAATACTCCACTCTACTACCTTACCCATACCCTTCATCTTACCGAACCGTTGAAAGTTCAATAACATTACGAACGACGCAAACAGCGCAACACCTTCGTTGAATACAGACTTCGCAAGTGATAGTCCTAGTCCACGTTGAGTAGAAGGATCTGCTTCCATCATAAACTCTACCTTGTCTACCATTTCCTTGTACTCTAAGAATGCATGGTACTCACTATCAGGTAGTCCAAGTGTCTCGTTCAATAGTGCATACGCACGTTGATGAATGCCCTCACGTGCTGCAAACGAACCGAGCATATTACGGATTTCATTATTTTTAAATTTTGGAATAAATTGGTCGTAATAGTTTTGACCAACTGCTACATCCGACTGAGTAAACAATCGAAGGATATTTGTAATGTAATCCTTTTCTACTGCAGAAATCTTACCACCTTTCCAATCAGCAACATCTTCCGATAGATCTGCTTCATCCTCAATCCAGTGTGCCTTTTCATGTCGTGTAGTAATCTCTACTGCCCACGGATAGTAGAAAGGTTTGTATGTCTTAGAAAAGTCAATCAATCCACCTGACTGTTTCTTGACCAATGTATCCTTCATCTTCATCAACTCATCATATCCCCCAATGTTTTTTCCATCAATCAATATTTGTGGAACAGTTTTCGCTGTAGGGAACTTTTGAAAAAATGCTAGTCTTTGTTCTTCATCATACAGTTTGTTTTCTGTATAACTGAATCCATGACTAGTAAACCAATCCTTCGCCTGTATGCAATATGGGCAATTATCTTTAGTATAGATTTCTATTTCTGGTTGGTCAAGCTTGACATGAACTGCATTCATCTTCGGTCTCCTGTGGTGTGTCTGTGAACTCTCTTAATTTATCTCTTGCTACTTTTTGTGATACGTTTTCTGCTCTGTTAGATGTTTCAGTTCTTAAATAATACAAACCTTTTCCACCGTACTTCCAAGCATTAAAGTGTACCTTATGCAGATATGCTTTGTTTGCTCCAGCAGGGAAAAATACGTTTAGTGATTGTCCCTGACATAAGTATGCCTGACGATCACCACCTTGCTTGACTACCCAGTTTTGATCAATCTCGATAGCAGTCTTAAATACTGCTTTTAAGTTATCAGGCATCCAATCAAAATGTTGAACCGAACCACCATTAGTAATAATCGATGACCAAGTTTTTTCATCATTCTTACCAAGACTCTCAAGAACTTCTACTAGATACTTATTCTTTGTAAGATGCGATCCTGCACGTGTACGACTCGTAAACGCATTTGCCTTCCACGGTTCAATACTCGGTGAAGTCCCACCAATCAACGAACTGTTAGCATTAGGAGCAATTGCCAGTAAGTGTGCATTACGAACTCCCCAACCTTTCATATCAGGTGCTTCGCCACGTTCTTTAGCAAGAACCTCTGACTCTTGTATTGCCATTTCTTGAATAGACTTGAACATTTCTATGTTCAGATCCAATGCTTCTTGCGACTCAAACGCAATACGATGCTTCTGTAGATAGGAGTGATATCCCATTGCTCCAAGTCCGAGAGAGCGCTCTCGCTCTGCCGAATATCTTGCGCGACTAATAGTATCAGGTGCATTGTCAATAAAGTACTGCAACACATTATCTAAGAATCGTATTAGATCGCCAACGATACCTTCGTCACGCCACTCATCATATCGCTCTAAGTTTAACGAGGACAAACAACATACCGCAGTTCTATCATCGCTTGTTGCTAGGTGAATTTCATTACATAGATTGCTACCATGGATCTTTAGTCCAAGTTTTTTCTGTGCTTCAGGTAATGCTCTGTTCGCTGTATCGATAAAGTTTAGATATGGTTCACCTGTACGATATCGTGTTTCGAGTAGCATTTCCCATAACTTACGAGCAGGCATAGTATCCCGAACTTCTTTACTATTAGGATCTTTCAGATGCCATATTCCGTTATCACGCACTGCTTCCATAAACTCATCTGATAGATTTACTGCGTGATGTAGATTTAGATTCTTACGATTCACATCACCAGTAGGAACACGCATTTGAATAAACTCAACGATGTCTGGATGATCAGCATCCATATATGCAGCGTATGAACCTTTGCGTGTAGTTCCTTGACGATACGCAGTCATATCCGCATCTACTGTATGTAGAAAGGGAATAGGACCAGGAGCAATGTCACTAATACTACGAACGTCTGACCAATGACCACCTACACCACCACCCTTTACGGATAACCATCGCAACTCTGATGTGTGATCAATCAAACCTTCTAATGTATCAGGGACGTATGATAAGAAACACGAGATCGGTAATGCCTTTGCCTTTTGATCAGGCAGTGGAGCATTAGATAGAATAGGAGAACTAAACATGAACCAACCCTTAGACGCACCATCATAGATGCGTTGCGCTAATTCCATGTCGCCATAACTATATGCTACTGCTGCACGAGCGAATGCTTCTTGTGGTGACTTCTCATCTTTTCTACAATAATAATCTTTTAATAATTTAAATGCCTGATCTGAAAGTAAACGATCCCTTCGGGCATCAATATTGATGCCTAAATGTTGCCTTGCCATATTATCCCCTTAATCTTTTTCTACAAACGACTCGGAAAGTGGAAATATATCCGCAATCACCTTTGCACACGCACGTGCTACGTTCATATGTTCCAGTTGCGTTCCGTTTGCACTTCTCAATTCTATGTAATGTATCCACGAACGCAATGTACCATTCATATACATTCGTGACATCGTTAATCCTTCTGGTAGTACTGCCCTTGCTTGTTCTTTTGCGATTCCTCTAGTTATTGCCCAAGAGTATGCAGTTTTCGCTGCATCGATGACTTTGTTTTGATATTGTTCCCACTGAGCATGTAATAACTGATCATCAGAAACAACTGAATTTTGTCTATTTTTAAGATCTTGTAATCTTGCTTCACGTGTTACGAATTCTAAATCTTGCGTAGGATCAGCATATCTTTGACTAAATTCCTGAAACGAAAAAGATCTATGTCGCAATATTTGTCGAGCAATATCTCTAGTCGTTTCTATTTCTAGACAAGCACTGGTCATCTCAAGTGGCGACCAATGTTTATGCTTCACCAAGTAATTTATAAGTTTCTCAGATGTTGCTTTATTGTTTTGATTCGATGGGTTTGATACTCTAGCGCAATATGCAATTAGATCTTGTACATTTTCTATACCGTCGTTTATCATTTCTTCACTTGGCATAGACCAAGACACTAATTTAACATTCATCATACAAACGATCCCACTTTCAATACCCAATTTTCTGCTGCATCTTCAGCATACTGTATACTATGACCAACACAGTTTATCGCTCTAACAAGATTATCATTTTCATAACAATAAACAAATGGTATTCCTAGATCAAACCAAATTTTTGCTACTCTTGTTCCATCATCACTTGCAAATTCGCTGACATTCATCACGCTTTCCTCCAACTATCGTTTTCTCTTATCCACAGTTTGTTGTCCATACCTATTCCGAACTTCACTCCCTTGTACTCCAGAAACACGTCGGGGATTATGCATCCCAAACCACTGAACTCTTCTTCTGTTAACATTGGTTTTGGTTCGCATTCAGTCCCCCTTGTTAGTTCGAATATGTCGGTCATGATCTTCTCCACTCACTCAATTTTGCCTTCGCTGATAGACCTTTGAAGGTACTTGTACTTATAATACTTTGAATCTCTAAAGGGTCTCTGCCAGCAAGTATCATATCATTTATATCTTTTTCTTTGACATAATTTGGTATCAAACTGACGCTGTATCCCATGTCGATTACTTTCTCAATTCTACCCAATATATCTTTGTTTCTCGGTTCATTATCAAACACAAATACAATATCTGACGCACCAATCATAGATATACTTTCCACTGACAAGTCCGCACCACCCATCGCAACTGCGTTATCTAGGAACATACTGTCGATTGGACCTTCAACTATGTACACAGTCTTTGTGGAATCAATCGCATCAAGACCAAATATCTTAGGTGTGTTATCTTGCAACTTCACTGTTATATATCGCAAAGAAGTCTTGCCAAACGCTCTGCCTTGGAATCCCAGTAATTG